GGATAATATGGCGGTCTGATCGACCGACATATCGATAAATTCATTGAGCTGCTGCGTGGAAATCTGTCCGCCCAGAGCGGTCGAAATCTGCGCTTTCAGGATCGCAACAATCTCTTCATTTGTGATTGGAGTTTTCATAATATCACCTCGTTATTTCAATTTCATTGGTCATCAGACGGAACAAACTGGATACCCTTACTTTCGGATTTCTTGATGTCCTCATCCTCTTTCGCCAGCTTGCTGCCGGGCGTGGCTTTTTCCAGCTTTTCGACTCTGTCCAACACCTCTTTCAATGTTGGTTCATCTGATTTCTGCGCCGGGGCGGGTTCCGGTTCCGGTTTTTCCTCAGCGGGTTTGAGAGATTTTTTCAGCTCTTCAAGGGAATCATTGACCGGCTTCATTGCCTCATCGATCATTTTCTGAACGTCTTGTTTTTCCATGTCAGCCTCCTGACTTTTTTGAATGTTGGCGCCCTCTGTCAAAGCCTGGAGGGCTTGGGATAATGTGTCTATTTTTTCCAAAACTTCCGGAGTAAGTACAGGCTTCATCTCTTTTGTGACGTCTACGGTTTTCAGCTTTTCCATGAACTGGCTGACCTGGATGAACAGCTGCTCTTTGGCTTCATCTTTCGTGATCGTACCGTATTGCAGATTATCCAGGACCTTCCAGACCGAATCGGTCAGGGCGTAGTACAATGCCCAGAGTTGCTCTTTCGCATACTCAGAATTGAAATCTTTTTGTATTTTTTCCTTGAAAAATTTGACGACGGATTCGAATGCGTTTTTCATGACGCCTCCATTTTTTTTCTGAACCGGGACGGTCTGAGCGGCGCCAGCCATACTGAGCCCTTTGATTTCGCCGGACTTCACCAGTGCCCAGGTCTCCTGGTTTTCGACCTTGATTCCAACCGCCCAGGAGCCGACCGGCTGATCAGCAAAAAGCGGGTCCCCGGACTTCGTGATCCAGGACTCCGCAACAAACCCCTCGTCCGCGACAAAGTCGTGCTGCTGATCAACGTTCGGCGTCTTGCCGTTTTTCATGAATTTGTAAGCCATCTTCTCGATTGCGGCAGCGGTGGCGAAATCGCCGTCAGTATCGACCTCTCCCGGGGAATACACGATCCCGTAAACCATCTGCTTTTCGTCATCGGTTTTCAGGATTATGATTTCTTTTTGGAGGGTGAGTTCGCCGGGCTGAGCAGCAGACTTCCAGATCACAACTTTCTGGTTCGCGCCGGCTTTCACCAGGCTGATGAAACTTATATCTGCGTCTACTATTTCCCGAAGCGGTTCCATACACTACAAGTATAATCCCGCTAAAATTCTAAAGAAACATGGACTTATCCATATATGGACGACCTATCCATATATGGTATAAAAAGCAAAAAGCCCCGGCAGAGCGGGGCTTTTCTTACACTATCGCACCTTGGTTCAGGATTTGATTAATACCTCTACGTCGTCCCTTAAATCGGCAAACGCATAAGATAATCCGGCAGCCACACTGTCGGTAACCGTCTCCGCCAGGAGCAGTGTGGCAGCCTCAATGGCAATTTCCATCACACAAAGATCGCGATTGGCTTTGTCTTTCAGGTTAATATTGACAGTCATGAGCCCATCTCCCTCCACTCCTATAATCCGATACCCGGGAGCAATAACTGTTTGTAATTCGACGTACCCCGGCAGACGCCGATCGGGCGGTTTGTGCGCTTGATGCGATCGGGCAACTGCTCTTCTGAAACAATTTTCCTGTACATCTTCAACGCCCTGCCAATTACCATCTTTCCGATGCCCATAATCCGGCTTATCTCGGAGTAACTCAGATTGTGGCTGTAAAAATATCCCACAATGTCATCAAATTCATCCCGATTAATCGATGCTGTTCTCAGATATTCCTTGATCTCACGGTAGCCCAATTGAGTCAATACCCGCTGGTACTCCTCTCTCGACACAAACTGCTTGCGCCGGATCTCCCGCAGCAAGAGGGCAATACTCCGCCGCGCCGCCTTCGCCTTATCCGTCTTTGCCAGCATGGTCACCAGGTAAGCGCCCTCCTCATTGAAAGCCACTGTCTTTTGAATTCCACCAGGTGTCATTAAATCAATGACTCCTATTAATCCTTCAAATTCATCTCTATTTTGATTATAGAGATAATTGATCGAGCGACGCGGGTTTTTATACCCCAGCATATCGCCCAATGTCTCCGATGTGAAAAAGGGTTCGCCGTCGATCCAGTGAACCTGTTCGCGTTTGATCAATGCGTTCTGCATGATAAACCTCCTTAGGTTAATGCAAATAGCCGACCTTGCATACGCCCTAAGGAGCGCCCGGTCCTCGCGGATACCGGAAGGTCGGCTAATTTTAAGAGAATTAAAAAAGCCAGATTCACGCACTGGTAACGCCTTAGATTCATGCTGTTACCAGTATACGAAATATTTTTCAGATTGTCAAGTAGCTGTTTAAAATCGATTCGCTGGTATCAATCATAATGCCGATACCTCTTTTTTCGATAGGGCTTCGGCGGCGGTTTGAGATAGTATTCGCCTTCACCGTTAATTCTGAATCCCAGCAGATTCAACTTTTCACGAACCGGATCCAGGATGAATTGCGTCCGACTGGTCCCTCGCCGGGCAGCGATATGATCGATCGCCTGGAGTAGATTTTCCGGGATTTTGATGTTGACGGGGATTTTTTGTATTTTCATTGTGTCACTCTTGTATATACGATTTCATAGTTTCTCGACGAGAGACGCTCAAACAGTTGTTAGCCGAGTTCTTCTAATGTTGGCAATTTTTCAATGACCAAATATTCGTCATAATTACATTCGTTAACATCACCCCATTCATCACCATCATTATCAAGCCACGCAAGATAATAGTAGGTAACATTTTCATCATCGTCCGCCGAATCGTCTGGTGGTTCACCAACAACCCATTCAAAGCGAAATAGATTATATTCATATTTGCTTTTATACTTATGCCTTGTCAATACAACACAAGCATAATCAGGTCTTTTCTTTACCCAAAAGTCGGCTAACCCAGCAGTGGACATAACGCCTTGAGCTGTCTCTTTTTCACTCTTTTTTTGCATTTTAACACCCCTTATGTTATCGTTCAAATTCATTATTATTATCGGCGTATGTCACCGCCAATCGTTACATTATCGATCATAATACTTTTTCAAATTATTCGGAATCCTTTTCGGGTATCCGTTTGTAACTCGCTCTGTTGTGTCGAAATGGTGACTGCAATCAGGATTAAGGCATTGATAAGAACGAATGATATGCAGCGTATCGCCGATCAATTCTGAATTACTGCTCTCAACGCGCAAAGACCGTTTATGGCATTTTGGACAGATTTTCATGCGCACCCCCGGACAGCTATTGATTTTCGTTTTGTAATATAGTTAATCAGTGTTTGAACGGCTTCCGGATTGGATTTAATTTTCTGATATGATCCCGGTCCGAAATGCCTGTCAATCGTCATTGATATAATTTTTTCATTCTGCTTCTTGATATCTGTCATTATCTTCATGATTCACTCACCATTGTTCGGGTTCGACAGCGGAAGTGATATGGCGGCAGCTCCATTCCCGGCGGCAGATCAGCGGTGTCGATCTCTTTCATCGTCTCTACGCCGGCGGCGGCGGCGATCTGCTCCGGGGTCCGCCAGGGCGCGATTTCTTTCACATCCTGCGGCTTATCGGCGTTGATAATAGCGTCTCTAAGATTCACGGCTTTTTCGACTTCAAAAGTCCGTCCGTTCATTTCCCAGCAGATCGGCGAAGTGCGATCATCCAGAACTGCGACGATCTCATACCGCACGATCCCGGCTTTCATATAGCCTTCCACGCGTCCCATCTCGCGACTGCGCGTGACGACGTGATTGGCGAAACCCTCCCAGTATTGCGAGCCGTATTTCTGCAACTTATTGGATAATTCTTTTTCAAACAGCGCCCCGGCTTCAGTCTTACTCAATCCTTGCGCGATGATCTCGTTGCCGATTTTCTGTACGGAGTCGTAGAGATTATTGCCATAATTCTCCCCGACCCAATAGATATTATGCTGATTCAGAACTTTCAGGGCTTTCTGATCTACGAGATTGAACGACGGCGTCGCCGCAAGAACCTGTTCCTGTCCGGCGGTATAAGATTTCATATGAAATTCATACAGCGGCGCTCCGACCTTTGTCGAAAACTCCGGTCCCAGTTTCGCCTCCAGCGCCGCTTGAACCGCCTCAAGATCGTCATGATCCATTACTGAGGACCCGGAGAGCTTACGGATCGCATCCTCGATCGCCTCCTTGCTTGAAGGTTCCCATTCCAGTAATAATGCGTCTTTCAGTTCCATTACAAAAGAATCGAATTCGTCAATCTTAAGAATGCCAACCTGATTTAGAAAAAGTTCCGACTGATCTTTTAGAATCGTCAGCGGTCCGCAGCAGCACAGATTATCATTTTCCCAATCAAGATTGTGCAGATATCCTGCCATTACGCTCTCTGAGTTTTTTCTACCAAGCCGGAAATAAGCCAGAGCGGCGATGTAATTATGCCGCATGTGATAATAATAATCGCAAACACGCCCCAGATCAGCGCCCTAAAAAAATAACCCGCCGGGCTCATGTGACAACCATAAGGACAATTCGCACAATTTTCTTCCGATCTGCCGGGGCATTGAAACTCGTCTTCTTCCCGCAGAATGCAAATATTATTTTTCTTCTTACGCATCCCTAAATCCTTTATTAAATAAAATTTAAATAGATAAATAAAAGATATAGTCCGATTCCGGCTACGTCGAAAACGACGTCCATCAGGTCCGCGCCCCGGGGGTCCAGGATCATGGAAAACCATTCCGGGACTTCGTATTTCACACAGGAATACAGGTAATCCATAAACTCCCAGACAATCCCAAATAGCAAAACGGTGAGCCAAGACTGCATTACTGACATCAGCAGATAACAGCCCAGTAGATGCACAATAGACCAGGTGTCGATTCCTCGGCAGAATTTAATTCGATTCGGCATTTTTCACCTCGCTTTGTATTCCGATTTCACGCAGTTTCATGTCCGCCCATTCCTTGCATACCGGGCTTCGCCGGAAATGCTCTTGCAGATATTCATTGCTCGAATATTGTCTTTTGCAAAGCGGGCACACGAAACACCCTATTCTCGTTTTACTCTCATTTCTCATTATCATCGCTCTTTACGTTTTTAATAATCAGCGCAATGCTCATAAGTTCGCCGCGTTTGCTGACTTTGTAGTCCCAGTCATCCACGTATTCACCCGGTTTTAATTCCGGCTTAACGGCGATTTTAAGGCGCTGTAAAAGCTCCAATTTATTCATATTAATCGTTCTCATTTTAAGTCCTCCTTTGAAGGGGGATTTAGGGGGATGTTATTCTCCGCCTCCGTGATGGCTTTGCGCAGTTTGATTATTTCCCCAACGAGATTTGTTGCGCCGAACCCGATCTCTGGTACCGTGACAATTGATTTTTTACTCTTTTGAATTTCTTCCTGTAGGTTCATCAATTGCTGTCCCATCTCGGAATCGATGACTCCGGACATCACCAATCCCGGTATCGCGCTCCAGAACGAGCGATCTTCCTTGCTGGTAGTGATATCAAACTCCCGAAATCGCAGCCGGTAGGGCCACTCAGCCACGCTCGGAATCTGGTTGAACATCTCCTCTATATCTTCTTTCAGCGGCACAACAACGGTCTCCTTGAACATTTTCAGCTGCCCTTCAAGTTCGCCGCCGCCGCCCAGTTGACCAGCCGCCATGATGCCCATCAACCGGGGCGGTACGCCATGCGCGCTGATCAACTCGTCACGCGCCTGTTCCCGCAGTTTCCCATAGCTCATATCCCGCCCGGGTCCGTCGCCCATCAGGTTTTTTGCCTCAATTTTGACATTCTCGCCGTTCGCGATCGGCACGAACGCCGCCCGACCGGCATTCTTGGTGCCGGTGTAATTATTCTCAAAAAAGGATTTTAGAGTGGTTTTTGCAGCGCTATTCAGATCAGCGCCGATCAGCCAGAAAATCCATTTCAACATAAGATCGTTTTCAAACATCCGGATATTGAACTCTGCAGCGGCGCGGTCCATCAACGCCACAATCATCGCCGGCTGCCATTCCGGCAGACCATAGTAATCAGAGCGGGGATCGTAATTCCGGTAATGAATCATCTGATTCAGGTCTTTATCGCTGTCTTTTTGTTGTTTTGAGTCTTTGCCGAATATCCAGAATGTCTGTTTTATATTTCCGCCGATTACCTGATAGCAGTGCAGACCGTCATAGCCCGCCCGCATATTTTTCACCCGCGCATGATATAATTCGCCGGGCATTCCAATTTTATTAATAACAATTTCCAAAAATGTGTTGCCGGTGCCGAGATAATCAATCACCTGCCGCGTCGCCAGCTTGGAAAAGCGATAATCATCGTTCGGTTTCTGAAGCAGCTCCTTGAACGCTTTATAGTTTTCGTCTTTAGGTTCTTTTTCCGGATCAATAGCCTTATCGTCATCACCGATAATATCATAGCCAAGTCCGACCGATGTAGCGGCTTTCAGACGGATTGCCCGCTGATGCCAGGTGTTGATCTCGAAAAAATACATCAAGTCCTCAAAACTGAAGCGCGGCGTGACGTAATCCGATGTGGCTTTTGTTTTTTCCTTCGTCTGCGCAGACATCTTCTGAATCCGCTGAAGCGGCGTTATATCGCCCTGAGATTTGAATATCTCAATATTGTCGATTTCGTTGCTTTTCTTATTTTTCGCGGTCGTCATTATTCACCTCCGAATTATCACTTTTCCAGGCATTGTACTCTGAAACTGCATCTCTTAATTTTTCATCTCTGTCATAAGCGCTGCCCGTCGCGGGCAATTTTCCAGCGCTCAGCATTAGAATACCTCGACATTATCAATTGCCGCCCCGACCGTTTTCCGGTATAGGCTGATCGCGCCCTCCAGCGCATCCGGTCCGTCATTGCCGTCCGGCCATTTGCCGCCCGGATCAGAGGGTGTATCCAATAATTGCTGCACCAGCAGGTCCTGATCACTGTGCCCCTTGCGGAACCTAATCTGTCCCCTCTCGACATCGGCGCTCAGCGACACGATCCGCGCCCATTTGTTGTCCGTCGAGCCGTGATGGATCATTTTCAGACTGATATGCTTACCCCGAATCTGAGATACCAGTTTGAACGCCTCTTCCATGAATTCGCCGATGGCGTTCGATTCGCCGCCGATGCTGACTGGCGGGAATT